CCTAAGTGGGTGCCCAATAAGAATGTTGCAATCATTGCGCCTACATATTCACAGGTAACTGACATTTACTTCCCATTGCTGATGTATCAACTCGGTATGGAGAAGTATGTTGTTAAGCACAGCAAGCCTGATGGCCGATTGTGGTTTCCAGGTAATGTCGAATTGAAGCTCATATCCTTTGAAGCAGTAGAACGCTTACGGGGTACTGGGCTTTACTTTGCTGTGAATGATGAGCCTTCTTCATGGACAAAAGGTATTGGCTTTAAAGATGCATGGGAGAGTGTTATCGAGCCTTGTATCTCTACACGCTGGTCACCTAAACGTGCTGCTATTTATAATGCCCCTAGCCCAGGACGATCACTGACGATTGGTACACCTAAGGGATATAACTATCTCTATGACATGTACAATTTCCAAGAGGGTGACAAGCTATGGAAGTCCTATCACTTTGACTACACACAGTCACCACTACTAGACCCAGAGGAGGTCGAGCGTATTAGACATCGCGTCGATCCATTGTTCTTTAATCGCGAATACCTTGCATCATTCGAGGATTCAGGTAATAGGATATTCTATTGCTTCAAGCGCAAAGAGCACGTGACTGACCAGATGGAGCCTTTGAAGGAGAACGAAGATGTACATGTCGCGTTGGACTTTAACGTTGGCATTATGGCTGCTAGCATATGGGTTGTACGAGGCAACAAGGCGTTTTGTTTGCGTGAGTTTAAGGGACATCCTGATACGCAAACGTTCTGCGACGTACTACTAGAACTCTACAAAAAGAAAGGGCATCGTGTCATCATATATCCCGACCCTTCAGGTAACAGTCGCAAGACTTCTGCCCCTGTCGGAGTTACTGATTTCTCTATTCTGCGTAGCTGCGGTTTCACTGTACTAGCACATCAAGCTGCACCTAAGATTGTTGATAGTGTCAATGCTGTTAATAAGCACTTCAAGACTGCCGCTGGCGAGATCAATGCATATGTACATCCTTCGTGTAAGGGTGTTATTGACTCTCTAGAGAAGACAGTCTGGGTAGATAACAATCCTGATACTGCAACAATTGATAAGTCAGAAGGTGTTGAACATTTCTCGGACGGTATACGTTACTTCTTTGAGTTCCGATTCCCTGTCCGCCCTGGTAATATTGTATCTGCGAGAGGATTTGCATTTTGATTAACAAACCTATGGAAGTGCTATTGGCACATCCGGAATACAAGACAGTGGAATACATTGTCTCGCCTGATTATGTCATTCGTTGTACACGTCGTTTCAAGCGTGTGAAGCTGCGTGGCAAGGAGCTTTATCATGAGGACATCCTTGTGTCAATGGGACAGCCTAACTACTTAGCCCGTCCTTTTATCAAGGCGTGTCAGAAGGCAGGTGAACCCTTCCCGATCAAGAGGCTGCGTACTAAGTTGTTCCCGAAAAAGAAGGCAAAGAAATGAACGAGAGCCTTCGCGACAAGATATGGCGTACTTGGTATTACTTCAAGCGTGACCTCGCTGAGTTTCCTAACTCGTTCTATTCGTGGTTAGCATGGAAGTTGCCACGAGGTCTTGTATACTTCTGTGCAGTGCGTGTGTTCGCTCATGGCACAACAGGTGATTACAGCAAGACGCCTGCTGACAAGCTTACTGTAACAGGTGCATTACGCAGGTGGGCTGAATGATTCTCTCTGCAGACCCTAGTAATCCGTACTATACACCTGACTATTTCGAGTACATCGTACGTTTCAATGGCGTGCCAATATCACACTGCATAACAGCAGACACAGATAAGGGCATTGCTATTGTCTATGATACGAACGAAGATGGTAATGTGATTGTAGCATTCGGCAGACCCCGTACTAAACAACTCAATGGTCATATCATGATCATTCGTAAAGATGGTAAACCTTCCCGTTACTCACACTGAAAGAAACAAATGAAAATTCAAGTAGACAAGCACGATGTAGCAGCTGTAGCTGATGATGTCAAGATTACTATGACACTGCAAACCACTGAGGGCGAAGTTACTGTCACCTCTCCTGATGCTGCAGCAGGCACACCTGAGATCGCTACCGAAGAGATCAAGGCTGCCCAACAAGCTGAAGTACAGCGACAGGCCGAAGAAGCTGCTCATACCATGGCTCTACTCGCTGGTGCACCGCAACGTGTGATCGTTCCTCTTGTTGGTGTCAGCATGAACAGCCTCGAGATGATTCCAAGCAATTGGACAATCCTTCCAGCTGATGGCGACAACATCGAGGCATACAACAATGCCACAGGACGTCGTTTCGTTGGCACGCACGTGGACTTCAAACAGATTCTTCGAGGTAAATAATGTCGACCGTACCTACCGCCCAACCACTGAAAGGTGTAGGTGAGCCTTGCGCTGCATATGAGAGTGTTGAAGAGTTATGGGAACGTAGCAGGGCTGTTTGTGGCGGCGAGAGGTACGTTAAAGCTGCTGATAATTACCTGGACGTTTTGACTTACTCGAACATGCTCATCCCGTTCTCACCGAACATGACACCTGAGCAGTATGCCTTCTATAAGGCAGAAGCAGAGTTACCTGGTATTGTTTCTCAGTTCTCGAAGTTCGTTGTAGGTGGATTGCTACGTAAGCAGCCACACCTGGAGATGCCTAAGGGTGCTCCAGAAGAGGCTAAGCAATGGATACTCGATGACTTCGGTCAAGACTCTTCGCCACTCTCTGCGTTCCTTGATGTGGCACTTTGGGAAGAGATTCAGACGAGTCGTGCTTGGGTATATGTCGATTACCCTAATGTTCCTAACGCTGATAACCTCACGAAGGAAGAACAACTCGCATACAAGCCTTACCCTATCTTGTGGAAGGCTGAGTCTGTCATCAATTGGAAGGTATCAACTGACGTCGTCAAAGGCACACAATCGCTCTCTATGGTGATTGTGAAGGGCTACGAAGAGGACTTCTCGAAGAACGAATTCCATGCTGAAATACTTGACACTCTGTGGGTACATGAGATCGTAGAAGGAAAGTACCAGATACGTAAGTTCCAGCATCGTGTTCCGACACAGACTGAGACTACACAAGGACAGACGAAGGTAGGCACAGGTCAGGGCAAGAAGTATGAGCTTGTCGAGACTATCGCTAATTTCCTTGTGGCAGGTAAGCCTCTGGACTTCATTCCAGCATGGCCTTTGAATGGCTCTATCGATGTCACCGAGCCTGTCATCATGGCGCTGGTTGATAAGGAAGTCAATCTGTACAACAAGCTTAGTCGTCGTAACCATCTGCTGTATGGTGCTGCTACGTATACACCTGTGTTGTCTACTAACGTTAGCGACGAGACGTTCCAAGCAATTGTTGACGGTGGACTAGGCTCCTGGATTCGCCTTATGCAAGGTGATACAGCCTCGATCCTTGACACACCTACTGATGCTCTTAAGGACATGGAAGCCGCCATCGCATCCGGAATCGAAGAGATGGCACGTATGGGAATACGTATGTTGTCACCTGAGAATGTTCAATCAGGTGTAGCATTAGAGATTCGCAATGCTGCTCAGGCTGCTCAATTAGGGACGCTCAACACGAAGGTCTCTAATGTGATGGCTGATGTTATTTGCTTTATGGTGAACTGGCGTTATGGTACAGCGTTTAAGTCCAATGAATTCGACTTCTCGCTTAGCGCTGACTTCAATCCTGCACCGCTTGGTGATGCATGGCTACGCCTCATTACTGAATGGTATAAGGAAGGCCTCATTCCGCGTACAACGTGGTTGGAAATCCTTAAGCACAATGACATTATTCCGCCTGACTACAACGATGAAGACGCTAAGGTTGAGATTACAGCTGATGACTTCCTGATGCCAAAGGAGCCGAAACAAGGCACGACTAAACCCTTGGAAGACGGCGTAATCGGTAAAGCAGAGTAACATTTCAGGGTGTCTACTACAGTGGGCACTCTGGAGTTCTTATTCAATAACAACAAGAGGAGTTTCATGAGCACTAATGCCAACACAGCCATCTACGATAAGCTTGTAGATCGCGCTGCTATGTTACGTCTATATGAGGAGCGTGTTGCCGGTAAGGTTACCACGATAATAGACGGGCACAAGGTTCGCATTATTGACATCATACTCGCTAACAAGGCGAAGATGACGCCTAAGATGCGGGAAGAGATAGACATACAGTTGCGCAAGACGTATGGTAACGCTTTCAATACAAGCTCTAAGTCGCTAATGGATTTGGTTAACGATCAGTTATCCTACACATACCAGAAGATGGATAATGTGGTGGGTAAGATCTGGCGTACAGCCAAGCCTAATTATCGCATCTCAGAAGACATTGTGCTTAAACGCCCATTGTATAATGATGTGACACTGATGGGTGGCTGGACGAGTGTTAGCATTGCAGAGCGCAAACGTCTCGAATCACTTATACGACGTGGTATCGCAGAGGGGCTAGATGAAAAAGCAATCGCATTGTCTGTTAGGGATGGTAATGTGTTCACCATATCTAAGCAGCAATCTATTGGCCTCGTCCGTACTGCTATTACGTCTGTTCGTTCACAAACAGATCATGAGGTGTACAAGGCAAATGAAAAGATTCTCACTGGCTGGCAGTATGTCGCTGTTCTGGACTCTCGTACGACGCCACTCTGTCAGCATCGTGACGGTACTGTGTATCCTATCAGTGATACTGCACATCTTCCTCCTGCTCACTGGTACTGCCGAAGTACTACCATCCCAATAACCAAGTCGTATGACCAGCTTGGTGAACTCGAGGGTGTAGCACAGATACGTAAACGTAACTTGGAAGGGTTGACGCAGAAACAGATCGCCTTCTATGATGGACAAACTCCGTTAAAGGAGAGTTACAGCGAATGGTTACAGAGGCAGCCTACTGATGTTCAGCTAAGGCATCTTGGTGATAATACTCGACTAGAGTTATTTCGTAGTGGTCAACTAACCGTAGACAAGTTTACAACACCTGCTGGTAATTCTGTCGGCATCAATGAGCTACGTAGAATGACAGATGATGGCTACGGTATTGGTAATACGAAGAAATTCGCCATTGCTAAAGAGCAGCTAGACCGTCTTAAGCTAGGCGCAGCTAGGCCTGAAGAGCTAATAGACTCTCCTGATATGGTGGCTGCATTACGCAACTACTATATGCTGCAAGCCAAAGACCTTGATGGTAATCTGTCATTGACAAACTACCGAGGCAATCTGCTGCACACAAAGAAGGCTACTAAGGCGCGTGTATTGAACAGCCCTCCTACAGAGGAACAGTTATTGTTCAATCCATTAACAGGACGTTATGATGACAGCAGGATATTTCAACCGAATCAGGCTGTCTTAAAGAATAACCTCAGGTTAGTCGAAGACTCTGTTAGCTTAAAGAGAGCTGACAAGGATTTTATCAAGAAGTTTGTGGATGATCTAGATGGACATCTAGGTGCTAACGAACGAGCTGTTATAACTGACAACCTACGTATCGTGTTCACACGCTTCCGTGATAATAAGGAGCCATGGACGAATCTTAAGGCCGTTCTCAATGGTCAGATCAAGTTCGACATAATGAACGTTTCTGATTACATCGAGACACAGCTACGTCGTGACCAGAATTTCCTTCTCAAGCTGAAACAAGACATGTACATCGATCCTGTCCTAGGGCCGGTGCAGCTACAAGACCTGCATGATAACTTCATAGCTAACATCAGGGCAAAGAACAAGTGGGAGGATAGTGTAGCACCGAAGATCGCAAGAGAACTGCGCAACATCTTCGACTACAAGATTCCTTACAAGATCAGAACACGATTGAAAGAAGATGGAGACCATCAGTTAGACCAGTTCTACCTACGATTTGCCAATAGATTAGCAATGGCAGATAGCCCTGATAGAGACCAACTCGCTGTTGCGCTAGGTCGTGATTTATACAATGCAGCAAACTATCGAGGCAATAGGAAAGAATGGTGGCTCCTTGGTAACAAATTACTGGACAACGCTAAGGCTAAGGGTTTCTACGAGCTTGAAACGCGTGGTGTCCAAAAGAGACGAATGCGAAGCCGCAATTTTGGGAAGTATTTCGGTCCTGCTTACGATACTAATTCTGTTGTGGTCGTCGTTCATGATCCTCGTATTCTTGAATACGCAAAGCTAACTCGTAAGGTTGATGTAGGTCTGCGTGTGAGCGCAACTACAGAGCACAACAGGTTGCGAATCAGAGAGGGTTACAAGACGTACTTCACAGATGAAGGACTATTCGGGTACTACGATACTCGCATCCCTATAATCTCTGAGTCGTCATTCAAGGACTTCCCTGAGAAGCTAATCGACAAGGACATGACGTCTGCACTAAATTGGGCAGCTCAAACGAAATACAAGGTTGATCCTGACTTTCACGACTTCATTGACAAGTTACTTCACTTTACTGACGACAAGGGACGGGCTAAGTACTACAGCGAGGTGAATCACTATCGCGAGTATATGAGTGGCCGTGGAGACGCGTATGAGAGATTCAAAGCAATGTCATGGCTTAGGGCTAAGGATAGTTCTTTTAGCAATCATCCTTTTCTCGACCATCGTGCACGTATCTATGAGAGAGGCTTCATCGGCCCACAGGCGGGTGAAAGCTTTAGGCCGTTCCTTAATAGTGCTGTATCGAAAAAGTTTAATGAGCAAGGATACCTGAACCTTCAGGACCAGATTGGTGGCTTTATTGGTGGCCTCTCTGATAATCTAGAAGGAAAGTACAACGCACTGTCTGTACTAGGTAGGCAAGAGATAGCTAAGAAACATAGACCAGAAATGGTCAAGATAGGTTATCACATGCTACGTGGTAAGCCTGCTGACATCCGCGCTGTCCTGGATTCGAAGTTCGTCCAAGAGATAGATGGCGAGGATTTAGGTAAGGCACTGCGTCTGTCGCTCGAAATGGCTAAGATAGATCGCTTCCTAGATGGTGACTACTCTGATCTGTCAAAGCTCAAGGGTTACGATATTGCAGTCGCATTAGAGCAAGATGCCAGTTCTTCTGGTGCGCAGATCATCGCGTTAACTACGAAGAATAAGCAGCTTGCTGAATTGTCTAATGTACTCGCAACGAATCAGAAGAAGCGGTTGTATGACGAAATCGCTGCACTTACTTTCAACGATCCTCGATTCATTAAGTTGAACCAGAAGCTTGGTTTGACTGAGAAGGATCTTCGGAAGGCAAGTAAGGCACAAAACATGGTCACATTCTATGGTGCAGGTCAACGCACTGGTGCTATGAATGTGGAAACAAAGCTGGCCAAGGCATTGGGAAAGAATGAAGGTCTGCTCGTTGTGAAAGCATCTGAGCGTGACAAAGTACTCGATGAGATCGCTGCTAGAGCGGCGCGCTTTGAGAGATTCGATCCTGACACTGCATCTGAGCTAAAGGCTTTGAGACAAGATGTCAAGGATATCTTCAACCGAGGTGTAGATCCTGGTGATGACCTCTTAGAGGACTTATGGTTCCTAGAACCGAAGACCTACGAGTTCGTCGAGAAGCTATCTCGATCATACGATAAAGTTGTAACACCTAATGATTTCAAGCTTATTGCTGAGATCATGAGCGAAAATCTTGCTGTACAGGTTCCTATTCTTAAGGACTTCACACGTTACTTTGGTAGACTAGCTGAGGACTTCCTCACTAGTGCCAAGCCGAATGAAGCGTCCTTCGACGAAGCTAAGATCCTGCGGCAGATGCTTTTCGGTGCTTACAAGGCTGGCGACAAACTACCACCGCGTGTGGCAGAGTTGTTGGGTACAAAAGCCAGTGAATCAATCAGCGAGAAATTCCTTAAGCGTGTCCCTTGGTATAAACCAGGAGACTTACTATCTGAAGTCATTTACGGTGTTAAAGCTCCATTGGACAGACGTACTGGCACTACACTTGGAAAGGTAAAGTTCAAGTTAGGTGCGATCGAAGAGACACTCTACGGAGGCTTCGATGTACTGTATCCGAACAAGATGCCGAAACAATGGACGAACATCCCTTGGGTTAATTTTGATGGCAAGGTTATTGAACAGAATTTCACACAGGCGTTCGAAGAGCGATTAGTGTATCGTGATGCAAATGGTGATTGGGTGACCAACATCCTCATGATCAAACAGAAGACTGACCCTACGTGGTGGGAAGAGTTCAGAAACAAAACAGACACCATGAGGGACATTGCTGATGTAAACAAAGCTAGAACAGCCTTTGCCGTTAACGGAAACCATGCTAATGACGCCACACTTGTGAAGCAGTATCATCTATGGGGACGTAAGAACAACATACCTACTGCTACGGTGCATGACGCGTTCATGGCCAACGCTGCCGATCTATTGAAGTCAAGGGATGCACTTAGGGAAATCTATGCGAATGTTCTGGATAAGAACGTTATCCTAGACACACTTAACGAAATGCGTGATAGAGGCTTGTCTAAGGAACTCTATGACAAGTATCTGAACGAAGCTATTGACATTGGATTGATACCTATCGCTGGTCGATCTGTTGTCGGTGGTAAGAAGTTACAAGAGAGTGATATTCTGAAGAAGAGCGATGTCTTAGTAAAGATAACGCACGACTTCAAGGGTAATCATTACTGGTACGGAATTGGATAATGAGTTGTACTCATTAACATTTTAAATGGGCTGTGCCCAGGAGCTTTGAAATCATGGCAATAAATCCGAATAAAGAAGATGGCACTCCTAAGACTACCGAAGAGATTGCGCTGGAACAAGCGGAATTGGATCGGCTGGAAGCTCTTAAGGGTGAGACAGAAGAACAGAAGATCGCTCGTCTAGTTCAAGAGGGAATCGAAGCTCAGATCAAGGGCCTCAAAGATAACCTCAACAAGGCTTACGAAATCCGAGACGCTGCTGAGAAGAAGCTCAAGGAGAAAGAAGCCGCTGAACGTGAAGCTGAAATCAAGCGACTTGAGGCCGAAGGTAAACACCGTGAGGTCTACGAGGCTCGTCTTGCCGATGCTGAAGTGAAGCGCAAGGAACTGGATGCAAAGAATGCAGAATTGGAACGTCGCAATACTGAGCTTACTCGGGATGCGAATGTGCGTGCAGCACTACAAGGACTGGATTTCAAGAACGATCGCGCAGCTGAGATGGCTTTTAAGGAAATCGCTGAAGGTCTTGTTCGCAACGATAAGGGCGAATGGGTACACAAGAGCGGTGTCACTATCAAAGACTTCATTGCTGCATATGTTGCTGATGACAATCAATCTTTCTTGTTCAAAACAAAAGCTAGCTCTGGCGGAGGTTCCGGTTCGGGACAAGGCAAGGGTGGGAATGATGGTGGCTCTGGCGACACATCGCTATTCGCCAAATCACAAGACGAAGTGATCCGAATGGCTGCTGAAGGCAGACTGCCGCAACGATAATACAACAAGGAAATATTTATGAGTGCAACTAAGAGTGTAACTGGCGCAACTGATACCGTTCTGCAATCGGCTATTGGTGCGTACTACGATGAAGCTTATACGAACGCGAAGAAGCTGGTCAACACCGGCATCACCGTGGCGAATTCGCAAATCGATACTGAAACTGAGACCTTCATCGGTCAACTGCGTTGGGAAAAGCCGCTTACCCCGACCATTAACCTGGCCTCGCTTACTGACAGTACTGCTGGTACAGCGACGACCTCCGACACTGAATTCCTGACATACATCAAGTCTGTCCGGACTGCAGGTGCTGAGAAGGTCAACATGAAGCAAGTTGTTACTCAGAAAGATGGTCTGGCCAAGTTCGGTCGTGACTTCGCTGAGACGCGTGCTCAAGACGAGCATAACGCCATTCTTGCAGTCTGCAAGGGTGTCGCTATTGCTGAGTTGCTGAACGGTGCTGGCAAGGCCCAAGGCTCTAACGGTCTGGGTGGACAGACGTTTGACAACGACCCGACCGACAAGAAGTATGGTTTCTACGTCGATCTGGGCAACGTGCTGCCGGTCATTGCTGCTTCGGCTACTGCTCAAGGTGCTGCCCGCGCTGAGGGCTTCCTGACTGCCATGGGTATGGCTTGGAAGGATTACGAGCCGTCGTATGCTTATCTGGTCGTCAGCCCCGCTGTCATGGCCTCGCTCCGTTCTGCCAATCTGGTGGATCAGGATAAGGTCAGCGAAGCTGGCATCGAGTTCAACACGATCTTCCAGGGTAAGTTCCGTCTTATCTTGACTCGTGCTACTCAGAGCATGGCATCTGCCGAGTTCACCAAGATGAACACTGGTCCTGGCGTTGATGTGGTCGGTACCAAGACGAGCTTCATCGTTCTTCCTGGCGCGATCAACTTCAATGCACTGAACGTGCCTGATCCCGTCGAAATCCAGCGCAATGCTGCTGCCTATAAGGGTGGTGGTTCTACTGCGATTTGGCATCGTTGGGGTTACATCGCTCATCCGGTCGGTTACAAGTGGGCTGGTAGCGAGAACGTGTTTGCTGACGACGCTGCTTACAAGGCTGTTATCGAGAACGCTGTTCAAGTGGCGCTTACTGCCGCTACTGATGGCCTGGTCACTGGCACCCCTGCCTATGTTCAGTCCGTGTGGCAGCGCAAGTACAGTTCCGCGCTGAGCCTGGGCATTCTCCCGGTATTCCACGCCTAATAGGACTTGTCACTTATGGCGCTGATCAAAGGAACAAACTCGTATGTTGAGGTGGCAGAGGCTGAGTTGTACTTTGCTAACAAGCCGGATGTTGCTGCATGGACTGAAGCTAGCGACACTCTAAAAGCTCAATCTCTGGTCACTGCTACCAGCATATTAGATGAGTTAAACTGGATTGGAACCGCTGTAAGTGAGGATCAACCACTGGCCTTTCCTAGGGTTGGCTCTTATTGGGATCCACGTTTGGGCATAACAAAGTCGTTTGATGATGTTGATTCGCCCACCCGAGTGTTGAATGCTACGTACGAACTAGCTTACCACGTTCTGAACAACGATGGTCTGATGGATAGTACGGGCGGTGTAATCGACATAGAGGTGGGTTCGATCAAACTGAAGAACATCATTCCTGTAAGCTTGATCCCTGCAAGTGTGCGTCGGATTATCAATCCTATGCTGCGGACAGGAGGACGCAATGCTGTATGGAGGGCTAACTAATGTCCTACCTTGCGACAGTCCGAAAGGCTGTAAGGAAGGCTTTCAAAGCCGTAGGCGATCTAGCTATTGACGTTACGTTGACGCAAAAGGATTCATCCAGCTTTAACTTCGCGACTGGTACTGTGGCTACCACCACTCCTGTCACGACCGTTGTTAGAGCTGTGTTGAACACCAAGCGTAGGGATAAGAAGCAGCAAGGCGAAAGTCCAGAGAATAACACTCTGACTGCCGAGCTGATGATGATCTCTGAGGACTTGTCCGACCTTTCGGTCTACGACACAGCTACCTTTAATGGCAACACATGGCGAATATCGCATCCGGTAGAGGATAATGGATACACTACAACAGTTACAGTCACGAGGGCCACATAATGGGTAAATACTCTGCTGTGGAACAGGACGTGTTTTCTGTATTCAAAAGGCCACGATGGACCAACGAGGGTGTCTTAACGTTTCCGACAAACTACGTTGGTAGTGCACCAAACAATGAGTACATAAGAGTTTCGATCATCTCGGGAGGTAGTGGTGTCAATCTGAAATCCACTTCTGGAATCCTGAATATAGACATATTCGTCCAAGCTGGACAAGGCCCAAAGCGTGTTGTTGAGATAGCTGACAAGCTTGATAAACATCTCGTTGGAAAGTCTTTGGAAACAGGAAGTGGACACACACAGGTTGGTTCTAGCAATTTAGTACTTAGTGGATACGATAAGGACAACTCAGCGTTGTACAAAGCCGTCTATTCAGTACCGTTCAACTACTTTCTTAAGGATTAACAAATGGCACACATCTCTTCTATCGGCGCTGGTATGTACTCGGACCTGTCCGTTCACTTCGGCGCTAGCGCTGATACGGACGTGGCTCTTCCGGCTACTCCCAGTCTTATCACCAATTGGGCGGCGATGTTCACCTCGGTTGACCAAGCCGCTGCTGGCGCTACCAAGTTCGCTCGTATTGCGAACGTTCGTGAGTTTCCCGCTATCGGTACTCCTCCGAACATTGTGAACGTGCCTGTCTTCGGACAGTCGCAGTCGCAACAGGTACAAGGTCAGTCTGACGCTCCGAATCTGGAAGTCACTGTCAACTACGTGCCGTCCGATTGGGCGAGCACTACGCTTCTGGGTCAAGCTGTTGCTGACGGCGTTACCCACGCCTTCCGCTTCACGCTTCTGAATGCTGAGCCTCCTGGCTACAGTTCGGTTGCTGCTTCGACCGCCCTGGGTGGTGACACCTCTGACGGCACTGCTACGAAGAACACTCAGTTCTTCTGGCTGGGCAAGATCGAGGCGTTGCTGGTGAATCCGCAGCTGACGGACGCGAATACCGCGACCCTGACGCTGTCGATCCAGTCCGACTTCTATGGTGCTTACACCACTGAGCCGGTTGCCTAATAGCTGACGTTTGAGGAGATAGGGATTGGTTGCCCTATCTTAAACGACCGAAGACCACCGCGTTCGGCGTCCTCAATGTTAAGGATAATAATGGAAAATCAGAAAGAGAAACCCTTCAGTCAGGGTTATGTACTGCGCACCACTGCGAAACACATGCGGCGTTGCGTAGATATCAGTATCAGAAAGACTTACGAACGTCTGCCAGAATTTGTGGAAGGCCCGAAGTCTGTTGAATTATTCAAGACTCTCGGTGTATTGCATGGAATGCTCAAGGCTTTAGATGAGTTCCAGGCGAAGCATCAAGAGGATTTCAAATAATGCTATCCATCGAAAGAGATAACAAAATGAGCATGCGATTTACCGCCAACAAGACTCCGAAGAAAATCAAGTTTCTGGGAGAAGAAGTAGAGATCTTCAAGCTGTCCGTGAACCAGGTCATCGAAATTCAAAAGCTCGTCAAGAGCAATGAGAACGATGAAGGGGACAACCTCAAGGTTCTGCTGTTCGTTATTCGCACAGGTTGCCCGGAATTCGCTGAATACAGTGACTCCGACATCTCTGATCTTCCGATGGATGAGTTGACGAAACTGTCTGCTGAAATCATGAAGAACTCGGGCCTGGGTAAGTAAATGGATCTATCAGACGAAGAGCTTGTGTTCTTTCAATTAGCAGAAACTCTTCGTCTGCCCTTGTATCGGTTATTAGACGAAATGCCCTATGACGAGTTTACGGGGTGGATAGAGTACTATAAACGACGGCCTGCAGGTTGGCAAGAAGATTATAGGACATTTCTTCTACTGAAAGCACAAGGTCTGAAACAAAAGCCTGAAGAGCTGTTTCCTTCATTAGCGCCTATCTTTAAGAAGCGTGATGAGGACAAGAAGCTTGGTAAGATCTCAGGTGCAAACTTCAAAGCCAGCGCATTGTTCAAGAAATTGCTCGGTGCGAAGGGTAATATTAATCCGCTACTAGGAGACTCAAATGCTGACAGTAAAAGCCAAGGGAATTGACAAGGCTCTCGCGGGCATGAGAGATGAACTCTTAAAGGAGCGCGTTAAGCAATCCAAGACCGTAGCCGAGGTGATGGCAATAGACATGGCGATAAATACGCCAGTCGACACAGGCTACGCAAGATCACGTTGGAAGAGTTCTGTTAACGGTAATAGTGTCGTGGTCAGTAACGATGCACCGTATATTGAGGACTTGAATAGTGGTTCCTCGAAGCAAGCACCACAATTCTTCGTAGAACGAACTGCACTAAAATACGGTAGACTAACTGGTCCCGTGAGTGTCAAATGACACGCCCCCTGATAAGGAGAACTTATCTAGGGGATTTTTTTCGGAGGTAGTATGGCAATTGAACTAGAAGTAAAAACTAATGCCGCCAAAGCCGAAAGTGACATACAGAGATTAGTCACGGCTGTTACAGGAATCGGTACTGCCTCTGACAAGACAACTGAGAAACTTGAGGCTATCACCAAGGCCACTGATAAGGTAGGCTCAGGGGCTAATACGGCCAAGCTTGGCAGGTTGTCTGATTCGGTAAAGGATATCGGTAAGTCAGCCAACAGCATGTCAGATAGCTTGATGCGAGCTACACGCTCTATTGGCGAATTCGCGGCTATCGCAGTAGCAACTGTTGGTGTAGCAGCATTGTCCGACAAGGTAGCCACACTGAATGCTAAGCTCCGTCTCGTGGAGAAAAGCACAGGCGCGCAGGCTGAACGATTCAAAGAGATAACCGCTGTGGCTATGGATGCAAGCATAGCGATCACTGATGTGGCTGATTTGTATGTCAAACTGCGGCGTGCCTCTGAGAACTTCGGCGCATCTAGCAAGGACGCACTGCAAGTGACAGCTAACGTTGCTCGCATCATAAAGTCCTCCGGCGTAGAAGCTGCGCAAGCCTCTGCTGGTATTCTGCAGCTTGGTCAAGCGTTAAGCTCTGGCAGACTGCAGGGTGACGAACTTCGGTCTATCCTCGAGAACATACCTGAATTGGCTACAGTGATTGCCAAGAGTATGAACGTATCAATCGGCCAACTACGGCTGATGGGTGAGGAAGGTACACTATCAGCGAATCGTGTGTTCGCAGGTATTCTGTCACAAACGGACGAGATCAACAAGAACATGAGTCGATTCGTTACCATAGGTGGCTCTCTGAAGAACCTTGGTAATGCATTCACAGTGATTATGCAGGCTGTCTTGCAGCTGTTCGGTGGATCGAATCCTATCGCCATATTCATTGATAAGCTAGCGGTGTCCATCACAGGATTCGCTACTCGCTTCATCACAGACATGGCCTACCTGAAGGTTAAGGCTATCGTAGCGCTGATGCCATTATTGGTGTTCTTTTCTGATCTACCTGATACGGCAGGTGCCGCATTCCAGAAGATTGCTAAGATGTTGGGGGACATGCTGAGCTTCGACATGAAGTTCACATTCGGTGGTTTCGAGGCGTCTGCTAAACAGGTCATCAGCACAGTACAACGAATTGAAGCTGCCTTCGCCTGGCTGTATGACAGAGTCATTGGCAACTCGTGGATCCCTGATTTGGTAGAGGGTGTCATCAGCTGGATAGGTAAGATGACCACTGCAGTGAAACCCTTGCTGGTCACATTCACATCGATGTTCGAGACGGTGTTCACTGATGCAGCTAAGTACTGGAAGCAGGTCTTAGGTATTGCTGATAAGCCTGCCGCATCTACGACATCTAAGGCTCGTACCCAAACTGCAGACGAGGCGTGGGCAGCTGAGTGGTTGAAACCAACACCGAAAGCTCTACCTGAGCCGACTGATGCCAACTACAAAGCACCTTCCACGAACCCCTGGAGTGACTTCTCCAAGCAGGAGGTCAAAGACTGGCAGGATCAATGGCTGAAACCACTTATCTATCCAGATGAGAAAACTACAGCTCCTAATAAGAGTGATACAGGTTTCACAGAGGCAGAAATAGAAGCTTGGCGTAAGGAATGGCTGGCCCCTATTATCTATCCAGAAACTAATGTCGAGATACTCGACGAAAGTGTCAAGCAGGTTAAGATTTTGAAGGATATAAAGGAGGCTGTAAAGGAGCCGCCTAAAGTTGAAATGCCTGGTTTCGACACCGTAGAATATCTCAACAACCTCCAGAAGAACTCTAAAGGTACATTCCCCGAGTTCAGGAAGAATCACCTAGGTGACGGTGCTAAGGCTAAGCCATTTGATTTGCTCGGTTCTATGAACAAGAGTGCTAGCACTGAAATCGGCAAGGCGCTGTCTACAGGGATAGCATCTAAGGGTCTGGTAGCCAGTAATATAGAAGCCGCCGAAGAAAGTTATGTGGAGAGGCTTCTCAGCTTTGTTAATGGACTCGGTCGCTCTGTTGCGTCTCACACTAGCGACGCCCTCTCTACTATCGGTGACATGTACAACGATTTCATCTCGTTTGTGCCTAGATTCTTCAAGTCATTAGGCCGTATCATCGCTAAACAGTCGGATGTAGCTAGTGGCCTAAACTGGTTACAAAGCACTGATCGTGGCAAGTTAGTACGGCAGATCGTAGGTATCCCTGACGATAAAGGCGGCGCGCAAGTCCCATTCGGTCCTCACAAACAAGAAGTCGATAGACCGTTCATGCATGACATCATAAATGCGTTCGACAACAAAGATCAGGTGGTTGCCACTTTAGCTATTGGTGCAACGCTGACTGCTATCTTAGGCGCGATGCTTTTGATACCTACTGTTATCTTCTCATCGATGGCCCCCATGCGTGGCTTCCTACTTAAAGCTGCTGCTGTGAGTGGTGTAGGGCTGACCGGCACGATGTTGGCGAAGAACGTCGATGAAGGGACGCTCGTCAACGCACTCGTTAAAGGCATTCGCACTACGTTGGATATTGGCAGGTCGATCAAAGAAGCAATCTTTGGTAGTGGCGCTTTCGGTCCAATATCAACGTACCTAGAGACTGCTGACAGCATGGGTGACAAGCTTATAGCCGTCGTGAAGGGTATCGCTGAGTTTACACTTAAGCTGGCAGCTCTGGCGTTCTTGTTTTCCTCGGACAATAGAAAGGCCGCTGGCGGTGCTCTTGTCGATGTCATTACTTCGCCAACTGCGATGGGAAAATCGGTCGGTAAACAACTTGAGCTGAGCTATCTTAACAAGCAAGTTAAGGACGCTACCAAGACATTCGACAGATCGACGGCAGTGGTGGCACTGAATACGAAGCGGTTAAGTGAACAGGCACAGGTACAGAAGCTAGTCAATGACTTGCCCATCTCTAGGCTATCCACTGCTAATGACGCGCAACGCGCTGTAGCTCCTATCCAGAAGGAATTGTTGTCGCTTAACAAGACCATCAAAGAGGGCGCTGCATTCTCGCAACGCCAAGTTACAAACGCTACGTCGCAAGTGGCAATGCTTGGCCCACAGATACAACAGCTTTCAGCTACACGTGACACACTGCGTAAGAGCATTAGTGATGCTTCCACTCAGTTCAAGGATGGTCTGAAGAACTCGTTAGCAAGCGCAGGTGGCTTCTTAGGTGGCTACGCAGGCTTCACAGCTGGTTCTGAGTTTGCACGACAGTCTGACTTACCTGAGCATCAGAAGATAGCTGTCACAATCGGTGCTGGCATTTTAGGTCAGCTCACTGGTGCTACAGCGGTATCTGCCTTCACCTTGTTGTTCGGTGCGGTTCTCGGTGCTGTGTTCACGCCTATAGGCGCAATCATCACTGCAGCTTTGATCGCGGGTTGGTTGTTCTTCAAAGAGCCTGAGACCTGGAACACACTTAAGTTCATTGTTACTGATGAGATCCCTAAGGCAATAAAAGAAGGCCTCGATCTTGGTGCTAAGGCGCTGACAGATTATCTGAAGAAAGAGTTCCCGTGGCTAATGGGTGACAGTCCTGATGTTGAACCGACGACACCTGGACAGCATGCTGCCTCAGCCGCAATGGGTATCGGTGCAACTGCCGTATCGATAGCGCAAGGTGACTTCGAGCAAGCTGAACGTATGGGCAAGCAAGTAGGTGTCCATGTGGAGAAGGCCATCCTAGGCACAATGGGTTTGGAGAAACCGCTGCTGGTAGAGATGCTGCCTGATGGTGGACGCGACTTTAAGCTGCTACCTGATGCTACTGCTGCTAGAATGGAAAAAGGATTCCTAGATTGGAGTATGTCTGTCGGAAAGAGTATAACAAATTTCTTCGACACAACCAAGAACATTCTCCTGCAGCGTGGTGAGCAACAAGATGGTGAAGCTGAACCGTATCCTTATACAGCCTTCTCAGGTGGTGGTAAGGTTCGTGGTCCAGGAACGGGGACATCTGACAGTATCAACGCTAAGGTGTCCAACGGTGAATTCGTCGTTAAGGCCGCAGCTGCTAAGGACAACATGCAGTTGCTCGAGGCTATCAACAATGGTGTCTCACCTGCAATAGTTGCTGCCATGCAACAAGATGTCGCCACTAAAGCAGGACTGGTCGGCTATCAACTTAAGTATGTAGATGCTGTTGCAGCGCGTACTGATCCAGCAAGTAAAACACTTAATGTCCCCGCTATCACTCCAGAGAACGGATACGGCGAGTACTACGTGTCATTGCATGAGATTGGACATATCCATTCTGATAATGCTTTCTTGGAAACGGTACGTAGCGACATATTGCCGTTACGTATGCAACTTGAAGAGCACTCTGCGAGGGCCTTGAAGCGTTACAGAGAAGTCGGCGAGCCTTACTTGCGCAGTAACGAGTATAAGGAAGCGAACGCAATAGGTTCTGCATTGAACCAGCAGTATATGGCTCGTTTCGCCAATTACCAGGACATGTTTGATTCACGTTTTCTGTTTGAGGCACAAGCATCTAAGTGGGCTTTCGAGAATGCGGCTATTAAGAGTCCGGCGGGTGAAGCGACCTTAGCCATAGCAGCGCGCTCATACCTTGCAAGGAGCATGCTAAACGATCACGATGCGTTGACCAGAGCGAGAGGCCTCATAGATATAGCTGATGATGCTAAGATCAATAACTCCTCTGGTGCATTGACGTTTCAAGACCTAACTGGTAAGTTCAGTACGACGAACTTTGATCTACTGAAAGGCTTCGCTAAGTTCGACAAGAGCAAGATGATTGCCCCTGCCGTTGATATCGCAGAAAGCCAGACAGGTAGACGTGACGATCTAGAGACGACCTTGAATTACTTCATGACGAACAAGGCAAGAGGTATTCCAGGTTTCTCTACAGGAGGATCTGTATTCGGACTTGGCTCCGCGACGTCTGATAGTATCCCTGCGATGCTGTCAAACGGTGAGTTTGTCGTAAACGCCAAGGCTGCTGCACAATTCAGACCGTTCTTAGAGGCGCTTAACGGTGGTGTGCCTGGATTCAATCTAGGAGGCTTCATAAAGAAGTACAAGCCACAAGCAGAACGTATATCTACTTCGTTGGGCATCGATTCTGACCTTTTGTTGAAGCAGTTGTACTATGAGAGCCAGGGCGGTACATCTAATGTTGCGAAGCTGAATAACAACTTCGGTGGGATTACATATACTGAGGGCAATCCGAACGGCTCTAAAGGCTCTCCACGCCCTGCCAGTGAAGGCGGCAACTACGTTAAGTATGCAACCATTGACGATTTCTTTAAGGACTTCGAACGTGTAATGTCCAGCAAGAGATACGATGGTGCGCGTGGTAGGAAGGACTTAGGCGAGTACGCCACGGCTGTACAAAAAGGTGGTTACGCCACAGATGCAAACTACTCTAAGAATATGGTGAGTGTTATATCGAAGGCGGAGGGCGCTATCGTCGGTCAATCTGTTGCCACTGCAGATCAAACTGTTGAGACAGAAAAATCCACATCAGTACTTGCGGATTTCAAGGCTGCGATGATGAAAGGCGTTGAAGGCATCAATGCATGGATCAAGGCTAACACAGGTGTCGATATTAGCAAAATGATCCGTGACATGGTAGCTGGAAACCCTACAGGTATCGAGAAGATAGGCGACTTTGAAGGTGTTGCGAAGTACATCAATGCATCTGGTGCACTGGCCAATCCAGTAACAATTGCTGATGTCACCAAGCTGGTACAAGCTGGTCAACTGACGACTGTCGGAAAGGCCCTTGATGAGATAGCACTTAATACGAAGTCACTAGGTGCCACTAATCTGTCTGAAATATCCAGAGCCAAGCTTGTGAACAACATAAGCGGGCAACAAGGTGCTGTAGCTGAGATTTTCAAGAACCTTACGCCTGAAGTTAAGAAAGAGATGGACTACAAAGGCGCTCTGGGTGACTTCTTTCCTGGCAAGCAATTGGCCGATATAAGTGCAGCCGTTCCTAAAACTGCGTATGCCAAGATACTTGATATGATGGAGACATACGAACGTTACGCTGAACTGGAGAAGACAGGTTCAACACAAGGTGTTCGTGTGAATGCATCTCTCGCTAAAGATGCTGCTGGTGAGTTCCTAAAGCAGTATACTGAAGTGTTCAGCAATGAAGTTACTCTGCTGTCGATGATGAGTTCGTCCTTTGAGGGCCGAAATATGGCCAAGCCCTTCTCGCAGGCATTCTTCAAGGAAGTGGAGACGTCGATGTCTGCCTTTGCCAAGCGTAAGATCACCTTCAAGGGAATGATCGAGCAATGGGCCGACTCGTTATCCAGCAAGATCATCGACTCTTTCTTCTCCTCGATGGCGACTAAGTTTGCCGGTGGTATTGTCGACAAGATAGTGAATGATGTCATCATCGGCGGTGTATCTGACCTAGGTAGCAAGACTGGCAATTTCCTCTCTGGCAAGGGTTTTAGTCTGGATGGAAAATCAGCTGCCAAGTCTGGTGATGCAGCTAAGGATGCTAATCAAGAGCAGAAGGGTATATTCGGCTGGTTCAATGAGAAACTTTCCAATATTTTCTCGACGGATAATACAGCGAAGGCTAATCTAGCTGCAGCGGGTAACACAGCCACAGCTACTGTTCTTGCTGATGCAGGTGTTAACACCAAGACGCTACTTGAGACCGCAAACAGTGAAACGGCTGCAACATTAGCAACGAGTGATTCTTCACTGTCGACCACACTGACGAATGCATGGGATGGTCTGTCCTCGGTGTTAGAGCAGGGTTGGGACTTCCTGAAGACGACGCTGACTTCGGCATTTAATGGGATAAGCGGTTTGTTCAGTGGCAAAGAGGGTGGTGCCGGTGGCTTGTTTAGTGGCATCTCTGACATGTTCTCTGACTTCGATGTCTCAAGTGTGTTCGACTTCATCCCTAGTCTATTTGCATCAGGGGGTCGTGTCGTAGGCCCAGGTAATGGAACCTCGGATAGTATCCCTGCGATGTTATCGAACGGTGAGTTCGTTGTTAATGCCGCATCCACTAAGCGTTTCAGAAACATGCTGATGGCAATCAACGACGGTAATTTCCACGGCTTTGCTGAAGGTGGTATGGTGTCAGATGGGGTTGTAGTACCCGGACCTGCCGCTTTCAGTGATACTGCTCGCGGGAATCAGCAAATCGTCAATATCAAAATCACAGGTGATATCTCTCGCCAGACGCGTAAAGAGATAATCTCGATGTTACCACAGATCACGACAGGTGTCAACATGAACAATCGTGAGAATGGACATCGCAACTAAACAGGTAGCCCGTATACGCTGTAGTATACAGACAGGGCTTATTTTTTAAACGGAGAGCGTATGTTTGGAATTTTACGAAGTAGCACGAACACAGGGGTCGGCTCCGAACTTATCGCGATATTTGCCGCGCCTCTGGAGATCATCAACAATCAAGGAGCCAGTGTATCCGACACACTGTCGCTCAAGCGAGTAACACAAGATCGGAAAGCACAACGGTGGGAAATATCTTCGATGATAATGCCCATTCGTACGAATTCAGAGTTGTTCGTACACTCGGTTCTCAAAAATGTAACCGAGTACTTCTATGTACGGATGCCTCAACTGTACTCACGTGATCTGATGCCTGAAGGCTATACACCTGTCGTTTCTTTGTCGGCGAGCGTTGGTACTGACCTTATCGTCGTGGGTGGCATCACTAAGTCACTGATAAAGGCCGGTGAGTTCATTACATTCGCAGGTGACTCGAAAGTGTATCTGATCGTCGACAATTCTGACGTGACCTACACGAAGGTCTTCCCAGAGCTACGTTCAACTAAAGCTCCTGGAACTGTAATAACCTACGGTAGTAAGGTTACAATGCGCGCCTTCTACGACGTAGACAACGCATCGGGCATGAAGTATATCGATGGCGTGTTACAGGATCCTGGCATGCTCAAACTAATAGAGGCCACCTAATGCGTGTCCTTAGTAATAACATTCTCACGTTACTAGCAGAGTCTACTGTCTCTATCTTCACACTAGTTCACATAGAGACTAGCACTCCGATGTATCACACCACAGCGCCATTCAATATCACGGTAGACGGTGTGACATATCTTGCTGACGGTAATCTGAAATCCACAGAGCCTCCTAAGTTGTCTCGTGTAGTTGACAGAGAGGCCTACAAGCTGATTTACGCTGATCCAGCATTTGTCTTCAGGCCAATGTTCGAGGTGGGCCTTGTAGGTACTAAGTTCAGGGTGTACTATGGATTCTTCAATACACTTGCCATCACTATCGGTGGCGCTCTACCTGGACAGCCTCTCCTGCAACCTGCGGATATACCTTTAGTGTACAAAGGTCTAATCGACTCGCATGGCTATACGGTGTCTGAAGACGACGAGGTAGATGCCATTATCGAGGGTTCATCTCCTGTTGCGAACTTAGATGCTAAGAAGGTAATCACTACCTCAAAGGATTATCTAAGGCAGATAGGCATGACATCAGATACATCATTCGATCAAGTATACGATGGTTCTAAATCCATCGATCTAATCTGGGGGAAATACTAATGGGTTGGTTTTCGGTATTCTCTTTTATTGTTAGTATGGTTGTACAACATCAACAACAGAAGAAGGCAAAAGAGCGACAGAAAAAGGCTGAGCAAGAGGCGTTTGAACGTGCAGACCGCGCTAAAGGTATTGAGATCGTTGCTGAAGGTGAAGCCAGTCCAGCTAACATCGTCTATGGCCGCTGTCTAGTAGGTGGTATACGTGTGTACCACAATACTCTCAGTAGCTTTACATACACAACTCCCAACTCGCAGAAGCAGCTCGTAAACGCGCTATCAGGAAGTATCGGCGGTAAAAAGCACGAATACCTGACGGTTCAGCAAGTCATATCGATGGCTCCGATAAATAGTTGCATATGGGCTGACGTAGATAAGCAAGATTACAATACCAGTCGATTTGCCACAAAGGGTCCACCTTCAGCTGACTATGTCAATACAGGTGGTGCCGGCGGTCTAAGACTCGACGTGCATTACTCCGGTAATGAGAACGATTCGATTGCTGCAGCTAATTATCCGAGTGTGCTTGGTACGTCGTTATTTCCTGGATTCGCGTTCGCTTCTGGTGTATTCAGGCTTAATCGAGACGATCCGCAGTTCGGAGGTGTGCCAACAGCACAGTTCTACATCGAAGGATTGAAGGTAGCAACACTTACTGAGAGCCTTGGTGTTTACACTGTAGGTGCTCGTAGCTATTCGAACAACCCAGCGTTGGTCTTACTGGACTACCTGACGAACACAGCGTATGGAAAAGGATTATCATACGACGAAATCGATCTGGAGAGCTTCTACAACGCGAAGGTAATCTGCGACAAGATCGTACAGTCCGGTGTCTCTGCTGAAGGTAAAATATGGCGCAAACGAAATACGCCTATTCTCACGCGTGATCTTCCACTTTACGAAGCTAACATCACAATGTTTTCGGATGCCAAGATAGTAGACAACATCGAGAGAATTCTAGATACGATGGATGCCTCTGAGTTGATATGGACAACAGGTAAGTATAAGCTTCTGTTGCAGTATCCATATGTGTACAACGCACTGGTGACATACGCTAAGAATGATGTTGTACAGACGAACTCTGGCACTAGTGACGTTACTGTCTATCGATCTTTGATCAATGGTAACAATACAGCACTCAACACTGCTAATTGGGTGACAGCTCTGGCCGCTACCATTACTGACGATGACATCATCAAGCGAGATGAATTCAAGGTAACATGGCCAAACGCTAGCACACGCTACAACTTTGCTACTGTACGCTTTCGTAATGAGGCGAAGGACTTCTCAGAGGACTCGGCAAGTTGGCCTCCGAAGACAAATTTTGTTCCTGGTGCTGGTGTCGAAAGAGGAGCCTGGGCTAGTGGAACCGCATACAACCGAAGTGATTATGTAACCTATGGTGGTAACAGCTATCAGCTTAGGTTTGGTGAGTCGCGAGTCTATGCTGTGGACCCTTCGGTGGACACAACTGCCTGGGCACTCGTAGACGGAGTAAATGACGTATACCGAACCTATATCGGCTTAGACAACGGAGTGGAATTAGAGTCGTCTATTTTCGGAGATGGTATTGTTGACTATTACCATGCGCTCGCAAAAGCAGAATCCATTGTACGGAGCTCGCGTTCTGCAACCTCGTACAACATAACGCTGTCACATAGATATGGTGGATTAGAGCCGACAGACTTCATGAGGCTGGAAAGTGATTTCCTGGAGATACCTGGTGAGCTGTTGATGGTTAATAGCGTGACTATCAATGCTGAAGGTAATGTCATTGTTGAGGCTTCTAAGTTCGATGCAAGGAATCTGGAGTGGAATGCTAAGGACAACGAGGTAATACCGCAACGTAACATCTATGACAGTGCTGTACCAGCAGTGACGTCTCTGACGCTACTCGCAAGTAGCAACATGGCACTGTCTAGTGGTACGTTATCGTGGGTTGTTTCTAATGACTCCCGAGTGTCTGGCTATTCCATACGATACACCTCTGTGCCAGTAAACGAACTGACGATAACATCTGGTATGGATGAGCTGGGTGTTGCCCATGGTGATCACTTTCTGTTGCCGTCAATGGCTGCTGCGACACGTACCTTTGTTGTCATACCGATGCTCTTTGGGAAGCTTGGCCCGTTCTCCTCATGGGCTGCAATCTCGGCAGCTGTGACGCCAGCGGATACTGACTATTACGCCTCACTGCCGTTAAACGTGTATGCACGATCATTGACAACACCTACTACTCCAGTCGGTGGTACTTACAACTTTGACACGTTTCAGTTTGCTACGTTGCCGACAGGGTTGCCTACTGTATGGTCAGCAGGGATTCCTGCAGGTACGACAGACTTGTATCGTTCAATTACGATCATCTCTGCGCAAAATAGCACAGGTATCATTGCTGCTGGCACATGGGAAACACCTGCGTTGATACAACCGTCTGTACTTGATACGATATCAACGAAGAACTCACTGACGGTGTTGCAGGATAACCTAGGAGTGAACTATGGCTACGCGAATGCCAACGGTTATCTATCTATACGTAGCGGTGACACAAACGTTACAGCAAGCACTTCATTCG